CTATACAAATTAGTACATGTAGAGCAACAGGACATGACTTCTTAGACATTGGTACAGGGTCATTTAACCAAACAAACTATCCAAACGTTATTTTAGGTTTCCCTGCAAGAGAAGCAGACCAAGCAAACGAAATAAATGAACGTAACAAAGGTAGAGTGTTCTTTGTAAGTACAGACCAAGATGGTTTCTTCCGTGTAGGTAGATTCTTTACAGTTGACCAAGGTACAGGTACAGTTACATTTGCGGCAAGTATTGCATTGTCAGATGTAGACGGTATTGGCTTTAAACGTGGTGTTGTTGTTACTGAGTTTTCAACAGACAGTGCAATGAGTGACAATGCTAATGACACTGTTCCAGTTGAAAGTGCTGTTAGAGGATATGTAAACAGACGTTTAGGTTATGATCAACAAGGTGTAGAAGTTAGTAATCCATTAGGACCAAGTGTTATTACACAGAATGGTGCTAAAGCATTTACTGGTGATCAAAGCATGGGGCAGAATAACTTAGTTGATCTTGCTCCAGTTGATTTACTATTAACATCAGGTTCAACCGCTGTAAACAAAGATTATGTAGACAGTAGATCAGAAGGTGTTAAGAAAGCCAAAACACTAAGAGACGTTGAAATTAGTACTGGCGATGCAAATCAAATGTTAGGTTTGACAGGCACGTACTCTTTATACTTAGATGCTAATGCTGGTAATGCAGGTGCATTTGTACCAGGTAAAGTTCTTACTAATAGTGCCGCAACAAATAACTTTGGTACTGTTACAGGTAAGTATGACTTTTATGATAGCGGTCTTGGTGATGTAGTTGTAGTTTACTTTACTAAAGGTCCAGACATTGCTAGTCTTACAGAATATAATTTAAACATAGGTGCTGGAACTATTAGCGGACTAAAAGCTGGTGCTCCAGATGTTTATTCTAAAGCAAGTGCTGGGTCTGGAACAACAGACGGTCAGTCAAAGTATATTAACGGACCATTCCAAGAAATTATTAACATTGGTGAAGAGCCATTCAATACAGGTACACCTGTAAGTGACATTAGTTTTACAACAAGACGTTTAGTTAATGACGATGATCCGAGTAATGTATCACTGCCAGATAGACCAACAGCATACTTTGATATGCAGATTAACGATGAAGTTATTATTAACGATGATGTGAATCCAACAGCGGCTATTGTACAAAGCAAATTGAACATGAAAGAAGCAGATACTTTTGTAACTGCCGCAGGTGATCAAATTGTAATTTCAGCACAAGAAGTTGTACAAGGATTTACATATGAAGTTGTCCTACAAGGCACTACAAACTTTGGAGCATTAGGTGCTGGCGCTAGTACACCAGGCACAGTATTTACAGCAACCGCAAGCAATCCAAACATTACTGGTGGCGGTACTGTTAAAAGAATACAAAGCAACATTGTTGTTAAAGAACTAGTAAACACTGACACTTATACAACTAACCAAGCAAAACTAGGTTTGTCAGCATTTGATGGTGCTAACTTTAAAGTTACTAGGGGACACGTTGGACTCAAAGACAACGGTATACCTAAATCAAAACTAGAGCAAATTGCTGCAGACACTGTACTAGGTAACTCAACAAGTGCAGAAGCAAACGTTGCAGAAGTTGCATTTACTACAGTAGTTGACGAAGGTCAAGGTATACAACACACTGACTTTGCAACAACACAAGCAACAGGTGTAATGACTAGAACACTTGAAACAGCAGGCTCTGAAACTTACCTAGTAGTTAATGCTACTACAACTGGTGAAGCTAGTAGTTTTGTAAAAACTAATGGCGCAGGTGTAATTGATGCACAGGGCTATGCTCTAAACAACAACAGTGTGCTAACACAAATTGGCGCAGGAGCATCTGGTGTACTTACAATTACTTCTATACAGGGTGGTAAGAGTATACAAGCAACAGGTGGTGACTCAACTACTTCAGCATATACAACTATATTTGGTAACCTAAACGTAGGTGACCTTAAAGATCCAGACGGCACTGACCCAGACAGTGATCCAGATATATTTGATCAAAGTGAGTTACATGCGGCGGCTGATGCGGCGTCAATAACAGCGGGCAATGCACCAGCTGGAACAGTAACACCATTTGCGGCTTCACAATGGATGTACACAAACTTTATTGAAGCCCAAAACGAAAAAGGTGGTACATCAGCAGGTATTGCAATTGGTGCGTACAGTGGTAAAACAGAAGCTGGTAAAGTTGCTATAGTTGTGTCAAACGGAACTACACAAAAGGCTATTACTTTTGGTATGTTTGATTCAACTGGTGATAATACTGAGGACACACTTGCAATTACACCAGATGATGACAATACTACTGATATTGGTGGAACAAACTTAAGATTTAAAACTGGTTATTTTGAAAACATGAATGTTGCTGCAAGTGTAACATCAGCAGGTATTACAGCAGGTAATATTAAAGTAGGTGAAACTAGTGATAATGAAATTGACACTACATCAGGTAATTTAACTATTGATTCAGAAGGTGGTACTGTTACTATTGATGATATACTAAGTGTATCAGGTACTGCATCTTTTAGTAGTACACTAACTGTAACATCAACAACAACACTCAACGGTGATGTTAACTTAGGTAATGCCACTGGTGATGATATTAAGATAAACGGTAAAGTTAATACAGATATTATTCCAAAAGGTGCTACACATGATTTAGGTGATGGTACAAATACTTTTGCTAAAACATTTACAAGAGAACTAACAACAGGAGCTTCAGGAACAACAGGTACTATTACAGGTGACTGGAGTCTGTCAAGTGGTTCTAAATTACAATCAACCTACGCTGACTTGGCTGAAATGTATTCAGCGGACACAGAGTATGAAGTTGGTACTGTATTAGTGTTTGGCGGTGATGCAGAAGTTACTACAACTGACGCTAAAGGCGATCATAGAGTTGCTGGTGTTGTAAGTGCTGAGCCAGCGTTTGTTATGAATCAAGACTGTCCAGGCATTGCAACATGTATTGCATTACAAGGTCGAGTTCCTGTTAAAGTAATTGGTAAAGTACAAAAAGGCGATATGCTTGTTTCAAGTGCTATACCGGGGTATGCTATTGTTAATAACACACCAAGTGTTGGTACTGTTATTGGTAAGGCAGTTGGTACTAAAGAAGATGATGCCAAAGGTATTGTTGAAGTAGTAGTGGGCAGAGTATAATGGCCGAAAGTAAAAGCACAAAAGGTAAAAGTTCTACAGATGAAAATGGAAAACGATTAACAGTAGTCGCCAATCGTGGACCAAGGTTACAAGTAAAAATCAACGGTGATCCAAAAGATACAGCCGCTGAAGCACTTAAAAAAATTAGGCGATAAATATAGTAAATAGGATGACATAATGGCCAACAGATTTCCACTAGTAGTAGACACAACAGCAGGTAACCAGTTTAGAGAATTACCAGATGGTGATAATCTACTACTTACAAACAGTAGCATTGTAAATGCTCTTGATATACAAGCATTAGGAACAGTTACAGCATCGCAACTGGTCGTCAGCGGCACTGTATTTAGAAATGACTACAACGACTTACAGAATAAACCTACTATTCCAACTTCGATATTACAGTTAGGAATAGGTGACGGTACAAACGGTCAGTTTCTAACAACAAACGGTGCTGGCACAATAAGTTTTCAAAACATTCCTTCACAAGATCCTACACTAGGTGGTGAATTATCCGGAACAGCAAGTAATGCTACAATTAATGCAAACTCAATTGGTATTGCACATTTAGATGTAGATGACGGAACTATTGGTCAAGTTCTTGCTACAGACGGTTCAGGTAACTTACAGTTTATTGATATGACAGGTGGCGGCGGAGGTGGAGGCGGTGCTTCTAACTTCTTAGAGCTATCAGGGCAAATTGGATTATCACAAATTGATGACGACTTTATTACTCCAGTAAAACTTAAAGACAACAGTCAAGTACCTACAGCAGGACAATACTTAACTGTATCCGCAGGCGGTGACTTTGAATATTTAGACATTCCTACAACTAACCCACAATGGAACGATGTACAAAACAAGCCAAACATTCCTGCAACACTTACTGATTTAGGTATAGTTGAAGGTAGCGATGGCGATATTCTAAAAACAGACGGTGCAGGTAATTATACATTTACAGCATTTGGTAGTATTGAAAACATAGAATTTAGTGGTACAACAATTAGAACTGTACCAGACAATAGCAATTTAAGTATTGATCCTAAAGGCAATGGCTATCTTAGTATAGTAGGCACTAACGCTGTTGTACTACCAGTAGGTGATACTTCACAAAGAACTCCAAACGTTGCAGGTGCTATGCGTTTGAACAGCCAACTAGGAATATTTGAAGGTTACGATGGTAGTAACTGGAACGGTTTAGGCGGTGTAAGATCAGTAGACGGACTAACATATGTTAGTGCTGAAACAACACCAGGCGCAAGTGACGATACAATTACTTTTGTTACTAATGGGCAAACAAGTGCAACACTTACAGAAACTAAACTAGAATTAAATCAAGCTGTTGGTGTAAAAATTAAAAGTACACAATCTGCTGTAGATTTTGAAACAGGCGCATTAAGTGTAGACGGCGGTGTAAGCATCAAAGGTAACTTAATTGTTAGTGGTGCTGTTACTGTAAACGAAGAATTTAACACAAGTGTTAAAGTTGATGGTACAACATTAAGTGCTACACAAACAAATCAGTTTTCAATAGCACCAGCAGAAATAAACTTCTTTAACACCTCAATGAAAGTAAGAATATTTGGCGCAAGTGCTGACAATATTGATCAAGATCAAACAAACTTAGGTGTACAAGTAAGCAGAGTAGGATTTGGTACACCAGATGGAAGCGGCAATGAAGTTACATTTAGTTATCGTGTTGCACAAATGGATCAAGTTTCAGGTAAGATTAGTGCTGTTACAGCGGCGGCTGATATTACTATAGAGCCAGAAGAAATTACAGATTTTAACAATAATAAAAACATACAAGTAGTAGTAAGCAGAGCATCAAGTTCACATAACGTATTAATATATAGAAAAGTTGGTGCTGAAGTTGATTACACATTACACAGTGTTTTAGGACCAAAAGAACTTGGTGTATCTTTAAGCAACATTGTATTCACTGACTACTATGACTTTGATGTTACTCCTTGGAGCAAAAGAACTAATCAAGGATTATTTAATGCAAATAGCGGACTAGTACATGTTCCATTAGTAGCGCCAGGCAGTCCAAAATTAGGTTGGGTTGATACTGAAATTACAAATGTCAATTCTGAAACAAATACACTTACAGTAGCAAATCAATATTATGCAACAACAAGTACAATTGAAGTTGTTGTCGACGATACTGTAGCTGTACAAACAGCAATTGATGCGGCTAAAGCACAAAACAGAAACAGCCTAAGTTTAGAAAACAGAACTTACTTTATTAAAAGACTAGAACTACCATCTGGATTTACATTAAAGGGTAGCGGTGACCAAACAAGAATTATCAAACAGTATTGGTCAACAGAACAAGCAATTGGCGACAATGCTATTGTAAGACCTAAGTCAGGATACGCAAGTTACAGTAACATTACAATTAGAGATTTACGTATAGACGGTAACGCACAGAATCAATACTTAGCAAGTGATACAACTAATGACTATTTAAACTATGCTGTATATTTGTATGGTAACGATTTGTTATTTGAAAATATAGAATTAGATAATGTTGTAGGTGGCGGTATTTACGCATATGATTCAAGTATTACACAGAACCTTACTGTACTAAACAGTGAAATTACAGGCGGTGGATTAACTTACAGTTTTGACTGGTTTCCATTGTTTGCTGATGAATGTAGATCAGTTAAAATTGCTCACAACACATTTAGAGATTTTCCAGGGCCAGTACGTATTAGTGCTGTACAAAAAGGTATAGTATCTCCAAACATTGTTGATAACTGTGGTGAAGGTATTTTTGCATATGGTGCAACAAAGATTGTACTAACACCAAACGTACTACTAGGACCTGCAGGTGAGTTTATTGCTAATCCAGATGTGTTGAATTCAGAATACGATAGTGTAAACATACTACTTGAAAGCGGCGTTGACTTTAATAGTCCACAGTACGTATACCAAGAAAATGGTGCGTTCTTTGACTTTACAGCAAACCAAGGACGTTTAACTGGTATAATTAACGAGCTTACTAAAACAAACAATGTTGAAGAATTAAGCACAGATTATTCAGAAACACTAGGTGGTGATGACTACATTGCATTTACAAATGGCGGCGATGCTAATGGTGCGTTTGCATTCCGTATTGTAACATCAAGAGTTAGTGACTTACTTAGTAGAGCAAGTTATACACAACTAGTAAATGCTAATGCAAATTCGCAAGGACTAGTTTATAGAATTGTGGCAACAGAATATGTTCCACAAAAAACAATACAAGGAAACGGTAATCAGTTAGCAGGTAGTCATTATGAAGTACCTCTTACTGACGTAAGCGGACTAAACTTAGAGGATGTAGTAAGGTTAGTCGGACACAGTACAACTCCACCCACAGGCGGAGTTGATGGAACGATAAAAACAATAAATACGATAAGCAATACTATTGGTATTGATTTTGGAAGTGCATTTGGTGATATTACTGTAGTAGGTAATGGTGGTCAACTAGCACTACAAAACAATTTCGTAGTAGCCAAAGGGAAAATTAACTAATGTCAAGTTTAAACAATATTAACAACAACGCTTCGGTTGTAAACGTAGGTAGAACTACTCCAGTTACACCCGGCGCACAACCTGCATCAAACAGTATTCCTGTTGTAGTTGCTACAGACCAAACAGCGATACCAGTCGTTGAACAAAACAAAATACAATCAGAAGTTGCACTTTCACTACTAGGTATACCTAGATCAGAAGTTGCACTAGGTATATTTGCTGACGTTAACACATACGATGTTAACCCAAGTGAGTGGTCCAGTGTTCCAGAAGATTATTCCGAAGTTGGAAGTTCAGCAACACAGTACTCAGGTGTTGGAGGTCCGCAAGCATGGGGTATTTTACACTTACCTGAAGAGTCAGGTGCACAAGTTACAGCACCAGCAGACGAAACAGCAGTACTTACAAGTAAGAGATTTTTTAGATATCAACCAGGACGTGTTTCAGCAGCTACATTTGGTATTAAGAGTTCGTTTGCTTCAGGCAACGTAGTAGGTGCAGGACAAAGAGCTGCAACAAGAAACCCAGATGTTAAAAAGTATGGTATCTTTGATAAATTTGACGGATACTATTGGGAAACAAGAGACACAGGACAAGGCGATCAGTTTGCTGTTGTAAGACGTACACAATCTATTATCAGAAAGAACCCTTTGCAATTTGGTAATAGTGCAGGACAGCAATTAGAAGATCACGCACTAGGTGGTAAAGCACCATCTATTGCTGAAAGTAAATTTAACCAGTATCCTACAGCAACAAAATACTTGACAGAAAACAAATTTGATTTAATTGATAAGAGTGTAATTAGTAACACAGCAGTTAAATGTCAAAGAGACTTAGGTTACTTCTTAGAATCTGTTGGTACAGATATTACACTAGGTACAAACTATGGTTCAACATTCCAAGGTTTAGCAGAGTCTAACTCAAACGAATATCCGTTACCAGTAAGTGTTACTACAGCAATTGATAATTCAGAAATACAAGTTAAAGCACTAGCAGGTGTAGATGCTACAGCAGACGCACTTGTTGACACATGGTACAACAATTTAAGAGCTGTTGCTGTTGACGCAGGTACAAGAGTTGATTATGCAAGTGCAACGCAAGCAGAGCAAATTGCTTTCCTAAAGGCTGTTACATTTACAAATCCAACTAGTGGCGGTTCAGCAAGTAGAGAAGCTGTTAAAGACCAACTAGTTGCAAACAGAGATTTTATTGCGGCAGAGATTAATGCATGGGTAACAGATAACTATCCAAGTGCAAGTCATAACACAAACAAATGTACACGTGATGTATTGTTTGTTCTAAACGCTGTAGCATACGATGTACTATATGGCGGAAACAGTGCTACATATGACGCAGGTAGGTTCTTCTTTTACGATGGTTTTAGTAAGAGTGATCAAACAGCAGACTACATTACACAAACAGTAGCGGCATACGGACGTTTAGTTGCAATTATTGATGACATTGTTAAAAACGTAACTATTACTAAAACAACTGGTAACAGTGAAACACAAAGCACAGGCAACGGTGTAGCGGCACAAGCAGAAGCTGATGCGGCTGTAGCGTTTGCAACAATTATTAGAGATGTTATTGACGAAGGCGATATACTATTAAGTTTACCAGTAACAAGAACATTGCCAGATACATCATGGGGTGCAGCTTCAGCTACAGCGGCACAGACTGCTATTACAGCAGCTACAAAAACTATTGTAGAAACAGTAGCACCTGTAACATTTACAGGCGATGATTTAAAATGTAAGAGAGATTTAGAATTTGCACTAGATGCTTATATCAACGATTTACGTTGGGGCGGCAACGGTCACATTATAGCAAATGCGGCAACTTACGACACAGCAATACTAACAGATGCAGAGCGTGAGGGCGAAACACATTACTTCTTTAGAAATAAGTTACGTGAAACACTAGCAAGCATTAACGAAACAGGCGCCAGAACAAAAATAGGCGACCTTGCTAAGTTTCAAATACAAGCGGTTACAGCAAACGGTGCTACACCATATCCGGCACAGCCAGGACCAGATGGAACTACAGGAGCAATTACAGATGCACAGATTGCTTCTGCAACATACGGGCAACGTAGTAAAGTAGAAACAATCTTTAGTGTGTACGCATTGTATTACGGTTACCTAATAAGTCAAAGTTTAAATTATGATGCAGTAACAGAATTGCCAGAGGGTGCTGTTGAAGCAGACTTTGAAAGAGTACTTAAATTTAAATGTATTAGAGACGTTAAGTATGTAATGAATGGTTACGGCAGTGACTTACAGTATGGCGGCAACGCAGCTACAACATACAACGCATTTAAATACTACAGCGACGGCGCATTAAAAGTTTACTCACAAACAAGTGGAGGAGTTGTTGCAGAGATTGCTAGACACCAATTCTTAAAAGACCTGCTTACATCAAATAGTTTAGTTAATGTTGAAAGAACAGATTCACAAGTTGTACAAATTAAGAGTTTAACAACAAGGTTTGCTTTAACATCAACACAAAGAAATAAACTAATTACACTAACAGATACAATTATTAATAACTTTACAACTGAATACAATGGGTCTGTTGATTACGGATCAGCAGGACAGTTTGGTGACTTAGTAATTTTACGTGATGGGTTAATTATGGTACATGCAGGTGTATACGATCCTACACTACTTAAGAAGCGTGTTAAAACACCAGCACAAATTGACACAACAAATAACACATTGACACTTGCAGAAGGAAGTGTTATAATAGGACAGTATGTAAACTACTATGGTGATTGTCCAGAACTTACAGATGGTAAAACATACTTTGTAAGTGAAGTACAAGGTCCTAAGGGTAATACAATTACACTAATGGATCCTGCGGTTGCTGACTTTGATCAGTTTGATGTAACACCAAGTAACAACACACCAATTACACTTACAGGTGCAGGAACTAATCACTTTATTGAAACACCAGTACCGTTTATTCATCCACTAGAATATGCAAAGTCGTTTGGACTTGCAGGTGTTGAAGAACGTTACGATGGCATGTTCCCATACATGTACACATCATCTGGTACGTTACCAGCAGATCCAGCAGACGTAATTATAGGATATGTTGATACAGCAATCGACACAAGTGTTGATGCGGCATCATTAAGAACACAAATAGATAACTTAAACTTCAAGTATAAAACTTGGGTAAGAGATCATGTTGATCCAACATACTATTCAGTATATGAATACAGAGTTGGTAGAACTAGATTCTCAGGAGATGCGTTAGACGGAAAAACACGTAACAGTGTTTACAGTGATAACGTATTAGATAAAAAAGCAGGTGAACTATTCTTAGGCACAGGCGTGTCAGCACAGGAACAAACATCAGTTTGGGACATGGACTTTAGTAAGGTGACCATGCTTAAAGTTGAATTTAGTTGGTATGGTGCTGTTGGTGCATTGTTCTTAGCATATGTTCCAGTAGACAATGGCGAAGCACGTTGGGTAAGAGTACACCATTTACGTTGTTCAAACCAGTTAAAGATATCTTCACTAGGTAATGCTACACTTCCAATTACGTATCTAGTATACGGTGGTGGTAGTGAAACACGCTTTGGTGTTCCAAATGCTAATAGGTTGCAAAACCCATATGGTAGTTACTCAGAAAGCCTTGTTAAGTATGGTGCTTCTTACTACATTGATGGTGGTGACCGTGGTACAGTTAGATTGTTTAACCATAGTTCCGAAACACCTACAGACATTAGTGGTTCAAAGTACAAATTAGGTGTTACTAATACTAACGCTAATGACCCAGTTTCTCCGTACTTTACAGTAACTAACTTAGATCCTGATACAACAGGATTTGATGCACCAGCGGCAAGTACATACTACATGAACGCAAGGATAATTACAGGTAACTCACAAGACCAAAACGTAAAAGTTATTTGGGTAGATGGCAATGATTTATATCTTAATAAACCAGTAAGCCAAGTATCAACATTAAATGTAATTGTAGATAGACCAGCACTTGTATACGGATTAAAAACAAAAGACAACATTACATCAGGTAATGGCGATGATGTTAGAAACAGAGTACAGGTATATCCAACACGTTTAAGTGTAGGTAGTGATGGTAGCACTAACGCTAAAGTTACACTAATTAAAACACCTTTATTCCAAACAACATTAGGAACTACAGGTAATTTTGCACTTAATGCAACTGTAGATATAAATCAACAATACTTACTATCTACAACAAACACAGATTATCTTTCACAAAATGGAGACTTTACTTACGGTTACTTCCGTGCAAGTTTAAATGGCTCAGAAACACTTATAAGTGTATTAGGAAGATTAGAGAAAGCAAACGACAACTACTATTTTTATCCATCAGACATATACAATGGTACATTAGAATTTGCTTCAGGCACAACATTCTTAAAAGAGGGTGTATTTGATCCAGACGGAACTGTACTTACTTCAAGTGAAACAACTTTTGAAAAAGAACGTTTAAGTTCAGTTGAAGTTGCACTAAGAGCGCAGACTCCAATACCTGGAACAGGTACTGAACTAGCAAGTTATTACGTTGCACCGGGTGCTGAAGAATTTGACTTAGCAACTTATTTCGACTATAACAAAGAGTATATAAGTTACCCACTTACAGATCAGCTAGAGACTCTATTCTTAGCAACATTTAGTAATAATACTAATAGCAATACACCTTTAGTTTCGTTGAGTGCGAGCTTGACATGGGAGGAGCAATAATAAATGCCTCAAATCAAAATAGGTTTCGACAGAATACCTATACCAACAGCAAAGAATTTTGTACCTCTTTATGACATTGTAAAAGGTGTTCCGCTTAGAGATTCAAATGGACAGATTATTGTTACGGAAGATGAAGGTCCGGTAGAAGCTCTTTCCAAAGCAGAAAACAGTACTAGTGTTGTTATAAACAATAGAGTAGTCGAAAACACACAACTAAACATTGTAGAACAGTTTGCTGAAACATCGCAAGTTAGTACAACACTACTAGGTATACCTAGAGCAGAAGTACAACTTAGTTTGTTCAGTGACGTAAGTACATATGGTGTTAATGAAGAAGAATGGGAGTTCTACCAATACAATGGAGTATTTGGTAGACCAGCAGGTTGGTACAACAGACGCAATAGAACATTTGGTAATCATTTCTACACTAGACTAGTTGAAGAAACAAATGAGCAAGCACTTGTTGTTGAAAGTTTTCCAGTAGCATTTACTTTTCCTCCAGGGCCAAATTATACAAGCGGTGGATACAATCCTGCGGTATTTGCTAGATTCTTAGCATTTATTGATTTAGGTAACGACTTATATACAACATACGTTGGCAGTAATGAGATTTTTGCAAAAGAAAATTTCTTAGATCCAGCGTTATGTTTTACACAGGATGGCGATGTTGAATATCCAGATGATGAACAACTAGGATATGATAAGATTGAAAATTGGTGTCAAGCATGGATGAATATGCGTGATGGTCTTTTGCTAGACCCTAACACTAACACACCTATTAGATTTCCTACAGGATACGATGCAACAAACACAAGACCAGGTGCAAGTGATACAGCAAACTACTTTGGGTTACTACAAAGTAAAAAAGCATACAGATATCAACCAGGACGTATTTCAGGATTTACATTTGGTTTTAGAGCAAGCCGAGATGAAGCAAGTATTGACAACATTATCGAATGGGGTATAGGTAATCCTACAGACGAATATGTTTTCCAAATAAGAGGTCCACAGTTTAATATTGTACGTAGAAGTACAGTTAGATTGCCTAACGAAGTATTACAACGTATGGGCTTCAACAATACATCACAACAAACTGTAACAAGTAGAGAACCATTTAACGAATCTGAATTTTCTGAGTTAGTAATTACAAGAGACTTTTTTAACGGAGATCCATTAGATGGTAATGGTAGATCAGGATACTTGTTAGATCCTACTAAAGTTACTATGTACAAAATTGAATTTGGTTGGTACGGTGCTATTGGTGCTAAGTTTTATGCTTACATACCAACAGCCACAGGCGATGCACGTTGGGTGTTAATGCACACATTAACTATTGAAAACCAATTAGGCGAACCGTGTTTACAAGATCCATATTTTAAATTTAGATATCTACAAGATATTAGAAACACAAGTAGCATTAGAGAGCCACAATTCCTTTACAAGTATGGTGCTTCATGTTATATTGATGGTGGCGACAATAGTGCAGGCAAATACTACTCATACACAAGTGACGACAAAGTAGTTAACAATGCAAGACAAACAAGTGTTGCAGGCATATATCCTAAACGTGAAATTAAAAACAGCGACGGTATTGGCAAGCCTAATAAGAAAAATGTTTATCCTGTAGATTTAAAAATAAACTGTGATCAACTTACTGAAGTACAAGTAGTTGAAATAGACGGATGTCCTGCATTTGGACATCACTATGCACCAAGTTTACACAGTAATACAAATGGTGTTACAAGAAGTATAAACATCAATGGTGCAGGCAACGAAATTACAACTAACCCGCAACCACAAGTTAACATAACTAATATTAGTCAAGCAAGTTGTGGTATTGTAACTACAGATGTTGCACACGGATATTTTACAGGACAAAAAGTTACAATAGAAAATGTTGTAGGCATGACAGAAGTTAACCTACAAACATATTACATTGAAGTGTTAAGCGATACAGAATTTGCTTTATACAGCAATCCTGAATACGATGCAGAAGTAGATACAAGTGGCTTTGCTGCATATGTAAGTGGCGGCACATCAGATGGTGATCCAATATTTAGAGTAAAAGACGACGATAGTAAACTTATTGTACCAGGCATTAATAGTTGCTATGCCGCAAGAACAAGCGAAAGTACAGCAAACATTGAACGTATTGGTTTTGACGCATTATATGAAAAGAGTTCTACAGGCACTATTGATACACAAGTTATTTTAAATGGACAGTTAGTTGACCGTAGTACTGTAGATACTTCCGCTGTACGTTTTACAAGTTACTACGATTCTATTGCAGGTAGTACATATCCTATAACAGGTGACGGATTTGATTGTAACTTTTTAAATCCAGTTGCTCAAGAAGGCACACAGTTTTGTGAATTTATTATTGGTGTAACAGAAAACAAACCTGTAATTGTTACACGTAATAATGCACTAGGTACTCCAATACCAGAAATTAAATTTTTACAAAGTAATGGTATTACAGAAGTAGAACCAGACTTAGATGATATATTATATGCTGAATTTACACACAGTAGTTTGTACAGAGACAGAGACGGCTACGAAGAAAGAGAAGGCGATGCACCGCTTGGTATAAAATATGACATTGATTATAGATTACCTCGCCCTACAGGAACTGATAGCGGCACATGTTCAGGCATTAATGTGTCAATTGAAGAAAGATTAGCATTTACAGTTACGTATAGTTCTACTGATCCAGTAAGCGGAAGTCCGAGTGACGTTGTTATATTTGACAACGAACCAAGCGAACTAATAAATGGGTTTAACCTTGTTGGCGGTGAGTTTGGAGACGGAGATTCTCCAAGTGGTATTAGATTTACTAGCACACTAAAAACATATATTGACAGTAACAACGATGAAAAGTATTATGCAGATATAGACGGTGCTCCTAGTAGTGCAGCATTTACTCTTAAATTAAGTCCTATAAGAATTAAAGATAAAACGATTACAGGTGATCCGTTAAAAGGTGTTAACAAAGTACAAATATTCAGTTTCCAACCTAAGCCATTATATCTAGTTGTGTTTATGCGTGACAATGCTAAAATGAACAATGTAACTATTACAGAATATATCAATGGAACAACTAGAGCATTTTGTCCAGAGTGGGTAGTAAACAGCGGTATTGACGTTGTGTTCTCCGGAGGTGCAAGTTCAGGAGTACCTGCAGCTAATTACTTAGAGAAAGAAAGATTAGCAAGTACAAGTGTTGATGTACAAAACTCGCAACCATTGCGTCCAGGTAAACTAAAAGATACTTTATATGTTGCACCAAATAGAAATAATACTATAGCATTAGATAGTGTGTACGGACCAGATAGGACAACTATTACTCCAGGAATATTAAATACAACAGCAACATTTATTACAGCAAGAAGTTTAGAAAATAATGATGTTAACTTAGTAAGTGCAAGTGTGACTACGAAGGAAGATTAATGGCAAATATAAAATTTGGTCTAAACGTAAACAGGAGTCTTGCAGACGTTGCAGATCCTGGAGCGGCCTTAGCAAACATAGGGATTAATATAAATGACCTTGATATTATTAGGGGAGCAGCTGGTGACTTGGGTATTACAGCAGATGATGTAAAAGCACTAAGTGGACTAGGTGTACCTGTACAAAACTATCTAGTTAAACTATATCAAGATACATTACAATATTCAAGTATTATTGACGAAACAGCAGGCACAGGTTCGTCACTAAAAGGTAACTTAGTTGTTAACGGCGTACTAGGTGCTGGAGCAATTAAATATCAATACATTGACGATGATAATACTACACTTAAATTTGCTGACATTAGTACAAGTCGTGTTAGTAGTTGGAGTAGTACAGATAGTCCTGCTACAGATACTAGCCCAATTTTTTACGGTAGTCAAATTGAAGTAGACGGACCAATTGAAACTAACACCCTTGAAATATTAAAGCCTGCAGACTCAGTACGTTTTAGAAGTTCAGAAGTACCAACACACAAGATACAAGCAACCATTGGCGGACAAACTGTATACTTGTATGCTATGAAAGGCATACCATTAGTGTTTGACGGGTTCTTTAGAAACTTGGACAGTGACCTTAGACTAGTAACAAGTGGTGCTGTAAGTTGGCGTGTTGTAAACAAACAATTTGATTACTTAACAAAAGAATATGAAAACGTAGGCGGCTCTAATACAACACGTAGTTTCTTAAGATATAGAGACACAGGAGCGGCTTCAAAAGCTGTAGAAATATATCATAATCCAAACAACATTCTTACACTACCATTATCAGGAATAGGTTTAGCAGAACTTCCATCAGCTGCATTAGAAAACTGTCAAAATTTATATGTTAACAACAACATTATAAAAACGTTCCCGGACTTTACACAGTTTGTTCCTAATGTTAGATTATTAGATGTTAGAGAGAATAACTTTACATTAGGTGACGATCCTACTTTACGTAAATTTAATTCAAGTGTGTTAGCACGTATACCTACAACAGTTAGAGAAATAAGATTTGGTAATACATTTAATGGAAGTATTACAGCAGACTTAACAACACTTACAAACTTACTAACACTAAACTTAAATGGTCACAACAGAGGTGGATCATTTAACTACTATGATCAAGACGGTGAAGATCCTACAGGCTCATGTCCTGAAGTTTCCAACACATGTCAAAACTATTTTATCTACAGAAACAGTTTTAATGCTGTTCCACAAAGTGTAAAAGATTTACCAGACCTTAGACAGATTAATTTGTATAGCAATACTATTACTGACGATAACATGCAATTTGCAAGTAGTGTTATCAACTATATAAACATAGGCGGTAATCCGGGTATTAACATTCCTAACTGTGCAAATAAAAATTCACTACAGGATTTTTATGCTCATTACAATAGTGCAGCTAATGTACCTGCAGATAGAAACTTATTTACTACAAGCTCAGGAGCATATAAGTTTGCAAACTGTGGATCTCTAAGACTTATATACTGTTACGGTAGTGCATATACAGGACCAATACCAAAGTTTGCTGGAAACTCACAATTATACTATTTCCAAGGACAATACACAGCACTACGTGGTGGACGTTCAGACACAGAGCAAGATTATGTATTATACGATGATGTATTTGACGATTGTGCAGATGCTATGCGTTACTTCCAAGTAGCAAGTAGTAGTTTGTTAAATGCGCCTATGCACCCAGATTGTTTTGAAAAGCCAACAGGTATGATTGGTATTGTGTTTAGAAGTTTCAATGCAGGAGTAAGTGGTGCGTTCCCAAGTTTAAATACAATGCAGAACTTGCGTTATATTGTAATGCTACAAAATAACTTTACAGGGCCATTACCAAACTTTTTTAATAACCCTAACTTATATTACTGTCATTTATATGGCAACCAATTTAGCGGTGCTATACCTGTGATACAAAGCAATGCACTAATGTACTTCTATGTGCATAGTAATCAGTTAACATCATTCGGCGGATTAGAAACACCTAATCTAAGAAGATTGTTTATAAGTTATAATCTAATTACTGGTGCTATTCCTGATATGAATAATCTTACATTGTGTTATGACTTTTATATGAATAACAATAACTTTACTGACTACACAGCAGGCGCACTAGTAGCATGTAGATCGTTATACAGAATTGATATTAGTAACAATCCAAACTTACCAGCGGGTGCGGTAAATAATATTGTAGCAGACCTTGTTGCTAACTACGAAAATAATCCACGTGGTGGTATTAGTGTAAACTTAGCAAACACATCAACACCTACAGGTGATGCTGTAGAACAAATTGAGTTCTTAAGGTCCAAAGGTTGGAACATGAGGTTATAAAATGGCAACATCAGCAGTACAAGGATTTTTAAAATCCGCAAACTTATTAGAAAATACGCAGGACAGACAGTTACTTAATAACTTAGGTGAAGCACCTATTGCTGATGATATTAGTTTGTTCATTAACAATAACCAAAACGTATCAAGACTTACTATTGCAGATGCTGAGTATAATTTTATTACAGGACTTGTAACAATAGTAAACAATACAGCAGAACAGCAAGCCGCAAGAAGTGGTGTTTTTACAAACGGTGACCCTGTTAAGATACTGTATGTAAATGAGACTGTATTACAAGATGATTTATTTGTTACACAAAGTAATGGTGAAACAACATTTGGCTTTGCAACTGATGTAGAAGGTGATAGTCAATTTACATTTGATCCTCCTGCAGAAGGGTTTATTGTACAACGTTCTGATGCTGTAGTATTAAATAACTTAACATTCTTAGGTGCTGTAGAAGATACAGCAGGATTTAGTAGTGGGCTTGGTGCAGGAGCATCAGGTGGAGAGCCTGAAGGTGCATCTGGTATCGATACTGATGACACATATGCTAACCAATTTTTAGAAATTTATCAATACTTAGACATTGCAAAATATCAAGCAGACAAAAAGTTTGTAAGTGATAAAAATGTTGCAACAGATGATGACTTTAGAATGGAAGGCTCATTTAGTATTAACGACCCTTCTGATATGATTATTACTGAAGGTGTAAATTTAAACAGCCCGGGTTTATATATTACAAACCCTGCAAGTCCATTAACAAACATTCAACGTATTAGAGCATTTAGTGATACATCAAATCCTTGGGAAGTTGTAGGCACAGGTGTTAACACAAAATTAACAACACAAGCTGCTTCAGCACAAACTGGCGATTTAAAACTTAACAATGGTATAATAATTGACGGCGTGTCTCCAATCACAGAAAGTGGAAACGTAAACAACGTTTCTTTCACTCATAAAGCAAAAGTTAAAATAGACGGTATTGATTACTTTTTATGTTTAACTAGTTGATGCTAGTACTTTATACACTGTTCCATTAAACGTAATAGGTATTGTTCTATCATACGCTAATGCGTCTCCTAAACTAAGCTCTGTTGTCGTTGTATTTTCTGCTACAAAGTCTCTTACTTTAAGTATAGCACTTGCGTTGGTCATTTGAAGCCCAACAGTAGCACCTGTGCCGTCTGTTGTTCTAAGACCATCTAAGGTACCCACAAATGGCGGTGCTGTGTTTAATGGTATAACACATGCTTCTTTGTCTTGAGTTGTGTTTGAAGGACAAATAACAACGGTAGTACCTGCAACCATATCGTCACCTGCTTGTACAGGCTTGTTTAATGTTACTGTATTGTTAATAGGATCAATAGCAATAATTTTAGTTAAAGTGCTAGTGTCAGTAGGATCAATTTCTTCTGTGTAAGGTCTACTTTGAAATACATTGTTTAATCCAAAGCCGTCTACATTGTTTAGTGTAAGTACTGTATCACCAGGTACCGCTGTAACAGCAATTTCTTTACCTACAGTTCCTATACAAAAATTATTAAGACTGTTGTTTCTTAAACCTTTATCACTATAAAAATATACTTGTTCTAATCCACTTAACCCTAATGCAATGTTTGTAGTGAATTCTCTAATATTTACAATTTCTGTAATTCGTATGTAATCTGTGCCAGCAGGATTATTTTCTGCTACAACAACTGTACCTACTTTAAGATCTGCTGTGTCGTCTACAGTAACACTTGTACCAGATGACGTGCCTGCTTGTACATCTAAAAATCCTCTGTGATCCATAAACTTAACAGGAACTGTTGCATCACCTGTTGCTGTAGAATTAACAATGATTATATTGTTACGTGATAAATCTGTAACTGTTGTGCCTTTAGTATAAGCCGGTGTAATAACTTGGTTACCAATTTCAATGTTGTCCGTATACGGGCTAGTTGATGTTGTACTTAATATGTTACTATCTTGTTCAAACGATACTGTATATTCTGCCCGTAACGCATTGACAAATCTTCTTGGAGGACTGTATGTTACAGTTAGTGGACTTACACTAAGCCATCTTGCATACTGTGTACTAAAGTTAACATCTTGTGGTCCTATTTCACCACCGCCTGTTAAAAGTCTATTATCATAGAATCCTTTAAAACTATCTTCTTCAAACTCATCTGGCACTTGTTGATACAAATACCAATATGGCCAGTCGCCACTATCTTTAATATTTGTAGATAAGTTACAATCTATATACTTGTTAAAGTAATTCTTAGTAGGATCACTATACCAATATGTTAAACGTATTTCAATAGGAACGTATTTTTCTAAATCAGATTCAGTATGACTAAATCTAAATGAATCACTACCAATTTTGTTTTTAATACTGTAAGTAAGTTTTGCACCATTAGGAACTGTTATTGCTTGGTTAAGAGTAATAGTTGTATTACTAGTGCCGTCTACAAAAAGTCCTGAACTTATTTCTGCTGAAAGTATTGCTACGCCATTTTCATCTTCTGCGGCAATAACTTCATCACCTATTATTACAGTACGGGCATCAATTGCATCAACAGTAACACTTAGTTCATTATTCATTGCACTTAAATGTTCTATTTGGCGATCTTCTGCAAATGTATTTTGTACAACTTGAAGGGCACCAAAACGGTCTGCTACTTCAAACATTACTAAACCAGTAGTATCAAAACTAAATGTACTTGGACCACTAGCATCTGGCACATAAAATCCTTGCCATTGTATTAGTCCGTTTGCTCCACCTAGTGTGTCATCTAGTTTATTACTAAATTCAAATACACCGTTGTTCCAAAACTGTTTTGTAACTTGAGGTGTTTCGCCTGTTTGTATTATATTAGCACCTGTAGTATTTTTACTTAGACTAGTACTAATTTGATCAGTATCATAAAATTTTGCTATAAGGCCATCTCCTCCATTAAAAAATGGTGGATCATTAGTTGTAGCAATAATAGTGTCTAATTGATTTTTAACAGTAATAACTGGAGAAGCAATTCTATCAACTAATTCACCATCTTCTAATACTGTATTTTTAACAGCAAGTCCTGCCATTAAACCAATATCTCTATTAGTAACTGTACTATTACTAATACCTTTAATAGCGTCTAAATCACCGCCTGTAAATACTTTGTTATCAGAACCAACTACAAGGTTGTTTAGAACGTTGTTGAGTGCCTGATCTTTTGATGTAAGATCTGCTAGATTTAAATCTCTACGTAGTCCTATGTTCTTAAATGAAGGTCTTGCCATATAATACTCCCTGTACAGTATTTATCAGCTTTGATAAATACAATATATAATAGGAAACTAACAAATGGCTGTAGAACTAGTAAACATAGGTAGAATTGCAAACGATGGTACAGGTGATGACCTACGTGAAGCATTTATCAAAATCAATAGAAGTTTAGAAGATCTAGACTTGCGTATTGACGATAAAACTGAAGGTGTCAACTTAGGCACAGGTGCAGGCGTCTTTAAACAACGCACAGGATACAATTTAGAATACAAAAGTCTTGTAGGAAATAACGATATTGTTGTTACAAACAACCCTACAGAGATTGCACTTAGTATAGATACAACCCTAGGGGCAAGACCTATTGTTGCTGATACTGGTACAGTAACTATACCAGCAAGAGGAACACTTAGATTACAAGGTTCAGGCGGAATTACAACTACAGCAGATGACGCAAACGGATCAGTAACTATTGCAGGTAATGCTACTTTAGAATCAGACACTAGTCCGTCATTATCAGCAAACCTTAATGCTAATGGATTTGCTATTACCAACGTAGGCACACTTATAGGTAGTAATGTTCAAAGTCTTGTGTATGATGTTGATATCCGCACTATAAACGATTTATATATTAACTTAGACTTTGGCGAATTTGTAGAGAATACAAATAACTTCGTTGACTTCTTTAAGGGATTAGTTAATGCTGATTACGGCACTCTAACTGGTCCGACATTGATAAACACGGACGACGGGCTATTACCAACATTGTAAATTACGATAAATAGCTATGTAAGGATTTTTATATGGCAAGTATCTGGACACAACCAAACAACTACAAATTAAGAACACTTGTAGAAAGAGTGAAACTTGAGACAGGAGATTTTATTTTACCTGTGGACTCAAGTGCGACTATAACATTATTAGCAGGTGACTTACCTCCTGGACTAAGAATTGTCGGTACCGAAATAACTGGTACACCTTTTGAAGTTGAAATAGTAAAAGTATTTAAATTTGTTCTTAGAGCAAAAGTAGGAACTACTGTAGAAGATAGAACTTTTACAATAGATGTTACAGGACCAGATGAACCGTTTTGGATTACACAACCAGGACTTTTGCCAATTGGCGCAAACGAAAATTTATTTGTTTTAGACAATCAAATTATTGACTATCAGTTCTTAGCAATTGATGCTGATACAGCTGCAGGTCAAACATTAGAATACTATATTGTTCCTGGGGAGGGCACCTTACCGCCAGGACTTACACTAACAAACACAGGTAGAATACAAGGTGTTGTAGAACCTTTGCTTGCATTAGATAAAGAAGCAGCTAAAGGCGGATTTGACACAAGTCCATATGATGCTTATCCTAGCGATTTTTCAATTAAAGCAGATAGAGGTTTTGATAGTTATTTTTATGACAATGTGCGTTACGATACGCAATCAGATCCACAAATACCAAAGAAACTAAATCGTTACTATGAATTTAAAGTAACTATAAATGACGGTGTAACAGAGAATCCACCTAAAAGAAAATTTAAGATATATGTTGTAGGTGACGATTTCCTAAGAGCAGACAACACTATCATGAAAGTTTCAAATGGTGTGTTTAAAGCAGACAACACAAACATACGTCAACCTAAATGGTTAACACCTGCAGACCTTGGATACAAAAAATCAAATAATAATGCTACTGTTTACTTAGATGTTTATACTAGTGATACATTACAAGGTAACTTGTTATACAGTTTAGACGATGTTAACAACGACAATAGCGAAAGTATTTTACCACCAGGATTAAAACTAGATACTCTTAGTGGAGAACTAACTGGTCCTATTCCTTATCAGCCACAAAGTTTTAAAGACTACAAATTTACTGTTCGTGCAACACGTTACACAAACGACATAGATTATGCTGTAGTTACAGGCACATTTTACGAAGATACATTATCAGGCAAACGATCATTTAAAGTATACAAACTTCCTCTTAATGTACAAGACGGAATAACACTTAATGACGGTATTGATGACCTAAATGATTTAAAAGATCAAAACATTACATTAAATGGCAGACCTTACAAAGTAGAGTCAGTAGATGGTTCAGATGACGACTTCGATATAATCACACTCACTGAAACACTACGACCATTCTTAAGTTTTACTCTGTCACAAGACAGTCAAGCAAACAGTCAAAGTATATTTGTTGAAAAACTAAACAACTTTGAAAGACAACAATGGAAAGATAAAAAACTTGTTTACGATAACCAAAGTAGTACACCAGAAACTTACACAATACAAAGTGTATATGGTTACAAGCGTTGGCAGATCGCAAGTGCGACAGGCGATATTTCTATCAACTTTGAAGCTGGTGGCACAACGGCATTACCGTTTGGTCAAAACGAAACGCTATCTCAGAGTGTGATAAGAATATTCGAAGGTACAGATTTACCTGTTTTTGTAGACGCGGGCGCGACAGCAGGAAGTATAACTTTCTGGGCTCCAGATAATGCACTTACAAAAGAAGCAAGAATTAAGACTATCTTTACAGGTAGTGATTTAGTTTATACATTACTAGATGGTAATAAAGATCTAGTATATTTTGACAAACCATTAGAACCAGGCAGAACTTATATTACAGGACAAACTGTTAGTCTTGCATTATATGGAGATGGATTCTTTGAGAAAGAATTAATTACATATGCAAATGCTGATGTAAACAATCCTAGTACACCTAAAACATTTACTATTAGAATACTAGGTGAAGTAGACAGTGAGATTGAATGGATTACGCCTGCAGACTTAGGAAGCATTACAGCAAACTTTAACAGTACAAAGCGTGTTACAGCAAAAACAAACGTACCTGATACTAGACTAATATATACTATTGTGTCAGGACGCCTGCCAAACGGGCTTAGATTAGCTTACACAGGCGAAATAATAGGTAAAGTAACACAGTTTGGTACACTAGAAAATTTAGGACTAACAACATTCGATAATGCTGACTTTAGTTTAGACGGTGGCACAACATCAATAGATAGATCATATACTGTTAAAATTAAAGCAGAAGATAGATTTGGTTACAGTGCTATTGAAAGAGACTTTGTAATAGATGTAATTGACCAAGACGATACCCTTTACAGTAATTTGTATATTAGGCCAATGTTAGAGCCTACAATTAGAAAAGAGTTTAAACGTTTTGTAAGTAATCCAGATATATTTCCAACTACATCAATATATAGAGCAAGCGATCCTAACTTTGGAATACAAACTAAAGTTAATATGTTAGCATATGCCGGTATTGAAACTAAAAATATTGATGAGTATGTAGCAGCTACAGCAAAGAATCATAAACGTAGAAATTATAAAATAGGTGATGTAAAAACAGCCATTGCAAAAGAACCAGGTAGTAATGATATTGTATACGAAGTTGTATACTTAGAAATTATTGATCCTCGTGACAGCAAAAAAGGCAAAGTTGCAAATAACTTTATAGCACACCCGCAACCAGGAATAACAGCAGACAGTGTAGAGTACGAAGTTATTGATGATACAACAGCACAAGACAGTGGTTATGATGTTGCAAAAGTCGACGGACGTTTTAGAGATATAGACGTTACACTTGATCAAGGCGATGGGTTTAGCGTTGGTCTGCGTACAGGTGATGTAATACAAGACGTTGATAATGATGATATTGATGTTACACTTAGAGATGGTGTAACAGAAGTAAATATTGATGTTGATATAAGTGACTCAGAACCTATTAGACAGCGTTTAAGACAGAACGGTACAAATACTGTAAAAGCAGATACCGATGCTGTAATAGTAAACAATGCTAATGAAGTAAACATGTATATTAGTAATACAACTAATATGCGTGAGCAACTTGAAAAAATTGGCAAGAGCCAAAGACAATACTTACCGTTATGGATGCGTACAGGTCAAGACGGAAGTATTTCAGAACTAGACTATGTAACAGCAATACCTTTAGCATATTGTAAAGAAGGTAAAGCAAAACTAGTACAACAAAATGTTAAAAATGCACTTACAAATGGCGAGTTCGATTTTAAACAAATTAACTTCGATGTTGACAGATACATTGTAGACAGTGCAACAGGAATACAAGATGAAAGATATATTGTCTTTCCAAATTATATTTTTAATGTATAATACTAGATAAATAATATACCAGGAGAAAACAGATGGCCAGTAATATAGTAGATACAACAATTGACGAAACATATCCTGTCGCAGGTGTCGACAACGATAGTCAAGGATTTAGAGATAATTTTAATATTATCAAAGCAAACTTTGTATCGGCAAAAGCCGAAATTACAGAGTTACAAAGTAATGCGGTTCTTAAGAGTGCATTAACAGGTGAAACATTAGATAACGACTTTGGCGGTAATGAAGTTACAAATGCAGTGTTTAAAGATTGTGCAGAAGGCGTAAGTGCTAACGGTACTATTAACACACTACAGAACATAAGTTACTTAAATGGTGGATATCAAACAGGTACTGTTACAGGCAATCTTACTCTAACACTTGCTGATTGGCCGTCAGCTGGATATGCTAGAATGGTTGTAGAACTAGCAAGTGATACTAGCGATGCTAGAACAATTACATTTAGCGGTGAAAACACAGCACAGTTTAAGAAAATATCTACTGACTCTTGGGCATCAACAACAGCAACTGGTGTAGTAGCAACAGTTACACAGTCTAAAGAAATTTACGAATTTTGGACACACGATGGCGGATCAAACATCTATGCTAAAATTGTAGGAACGTTTATTTAATGTTTAATCCTTTAGTTGATGACTTCTCACTTCTATCAGATAGAGAAGTAGAAGAAAAACTATTTGATTTAAAAAGAAAATACTGGCAGACGCGAAACCCTTCCGTTCAAGAACAAATTTCAGTTATCATGAATATGTATTCAGAAGAAATGCATGTACGTAGTGCAAAAGCAATGCAAAAAACTAATGATGATTCGGAAAAAGGACTTGACAATCTGATTAATATCAGTTAAAATACTTGTATGCTTATGAAAACTGACGACTTAGGAATTCCACGATTCTCTAATAAGGATCTAATAGACATGATATACAGCGGCAACGCTGATAAGTGTCATGTTGTTCTATGTGAGCAATCGGACGATGTAGACAAGTTCAATGCCGCTATGGAAGAACAAGGCTTTGACAAACTCCAAAAGTATATCCCACTAGATGTAGATCAAAAGACTTTTGACAATGTATGTCAAAGTGAATGGTTTATGCCTGATGGATATAAAGAGCTAGATGTTGAAGCACATTTATTAGGTAAGATAGGCGACAACCCTCTGTTACCAGAGTGGGCCAGATGCTTAGAAGAATTAGAAGCATATAAACAACGTGATATGTATCCACTACTACGCTATATGATATATCTTGTAGACTATATGCGTGAGAATGATATTGTTTGGGGAGTAGGTAGAGGTAGTTCAGTAGCAAGTTATGTGCTATATTTGATAGGTGTACACAAAGTTAATTCAATTCAGTTTGACCTGGATTGGCGAGAGTTCTTAAGATAAATACGTATATAATAGGAGAGTTATTATGGCAATGAGACAAAAAGGTCAAAAGACCTACACAACAATGCAAGGCAAACAAGTTGATATGGATCTGTTGCGTAAGAAGAATGAACTTACTCCTGCAGTAGGAAATGCTCGTGTAAATGCACGTGGCGATGAACTAGGCGCAGGTGGTAAAATTGTTCGTAAGCGTGAACAAGTAATTAAAGATTATTACAAAGGATCTATGCCAGTAGCCGAAGAACCTACCATCAGTGTAAGTAATGTTGTTGCTGAAGAAGCACCTGTAGCACAAAAGGCTGTAAAGTCTAAAACTACTACAAGAGCACAGCAAAAAGTAGAAGCTGCACAACCAACAGAAACTGAACTCAAAGAGTTTGACGACATGGAAGATGGTTGGGTAGAAGACGAAGACGGCAACTTTGTACAAAAAGGTGACTAATGGCTAAGAACATTAATAAAATTATAGGCACACCCCAAGCGATTGGTAAGCGTCTACTTATAACCGAAATGGACTTCGGTGAACAAGTTACAGAAAGCGGTTTAATTATCGCAGGTGACGATGGTAAGACTAGAGGCATTTATCCTCGCTGGGGTAAAGTATATTCTAAAGGCCCTAGAAATACAGATGAATACGAAGTAGGACAATGGGTATTAGTCGAACACGGTCGTTGGACAAGAGCATTAGATGTCGAAACACCTGAAGGTGAAATTACATTTCACATGGTAGACGAAGATGGCGTTCTAGGCTATTCAGATGAAAAACCCGGTGGACTACGTATAGGCTCAGAATATACAGACGGTCCTGCAACAATTGATCCTGGATCATTTATTACACAATAAGGTAGAACATGACAAACGTATTTAGAGACATTGATACATTCGCTGTGGCTTGTGACCAACCACCAAGTGAAGCAAACTACAAAATGTATCTTGATTTAATTCGAGAAGAAGTAGGCGAACTAGAAGACGCTATTGCGGACAACGACAGAATCGAACAGTTAGATGCACTAATTGATATTCTAGTTGTTACACTAGGCGCTGTTCGAGCAGGAGGCTTTAAAGGCCAAGAGGCTTGGACTGAAGTAATGGACACAAACTTTGCTAAAATAGATCCAACTACAGGCAAAGTTATCAAACGTGAAGATGGTAAAGTACTAAAACCAGAAGGCTGGAAAGCCCCTGAACTTACCAAATTTATCTAAAAAAACACTTGACATATTCCCTTGTAGACGTTATAATATACATAATAGCGTTTACAAGGAGAATCTATGAGAATACCTAATCAAAGTTCTGGAATTGGTACAACAGGCCTCACTGGCATTGTTCTATTAATTGCACACATTACAGGGTACATAACAGGATGGGCTTGGCCCTTGCTGTATGTGCTATTAATTATTAGCGGCATTGGACAAGAAAACAGGAGTCTAAAATGATGCACGGAATGGTTGACTTAGAAACCTTAGACACTAGGCCTAGTTGTGTTGTTCTAAGTTTAGGTGCAATTAAGTTTGATCCAACAAGTAACACTGAACCACATAGTGAGCTGTATTTTAAAGTTTGCGTAGACGATCAAGATCGTTTGGGCAGAACTGTTAGCGATGACACTATTGAATGGTGGAGCAAACAAGATGCAAAAGCACGTGAAGAAGCATTTGATCAAACAGGTGCTATTAGTGTAGAAGAAGCACTAAAGCGTTTAGCTAAATGGTCTGTTGGTGTTGATACTATTTGGGGTCAAGGTTATGGATTTGATTTAACTATCCTTGAAGATATGTGTAGAAATATTGGTAAGCCAATACCATGGAACTTTTGGCAAATTAAAGACAGCAGAACATTATTCGGCTGTTGTAAAACTGATCCACGTAAATTGCTAGGACAAAATGATTTACACAATGCACTTGCTGATAGTTATTTCCAAGCAAGAGGCGTTCAATTAGCATACAAAGAGTTAGGACTACTAAAATGATGAGCCACAAAGCTAAAGAAGGCAACATGACTGAAGAACAACTAAAAGCGTATTTAGATAAAGGCGGAAAGGTTACTGTTTGTCCTCCAGGCGCACGTACTGAAAACATCGATTTCAAAGGTGGCTTCTATGGTAGGAAGCCAACAAAGAAAGAGGAAGAACAACAATGAAAGAACTATGGGTTGAAAAGTATCGTCCGAAAACAGTTAATGGTTATGTGTTTAGAGATGACGCACAGCGTAATCAAGTAAATACATGGATTAAAGAAAAAACTATTCCGCATTTGCTGTTTAGTGGTAATGCAGGTATTGGTAAAACAACACTTGCAAAATTATTGTTTAATGAATTAGAAATACAAGATTTAGATATTCTTGAAATAAACGCATCGCGAACAAACTCAGTAGATGATGTGCGTGATAAAATTGTAAACTTTGTACAAATGATCCCATTTGGGGACTTTAAGGTTGTGTTACTAGATGAGGCAGACTATCTTAGCCCAAACGCTCAAGCGGCGTTGCGTGGTGTTATGGAAGAGTATCATACTACTTCTCGTTTCATTCTTACTTGTAACTATCCAAATCGTATTATTCCCGCTTTGCATAGTAGGTGTCAAGGTTTCCACATTGCTAAAATTGACCAAACTGAGTTTACAGCTAGAGTTGCTGAAATACTTATTACCGAAGGTGTTACTCCTGATTTGGATACGCTCGATACCTACGTAAAAGCAACATATCCAGACTTGCGTAAATGTATCAATACTGTACAAATGAATGTACAGGACAACAGTTTGCTAAAGCCCAATGAAGGCGACACTGGCGAAGCTGATTGGAAACTTGATATGGTCGAACTGTTTAAAGCAGGTAAGATTCAAGAAGCACGTAAAATGCTATGTGGTGCTGTACGTCCAGAGGAAATGGAAGAGATCTATCGTTGGTTATATGACAACATTGAGTTGTTCGGATCTGAGGAACAGCAAGATCAAGCCGTGCTAATTATTAAGCAGGGGTTAGTAGATCATACACTGGTCGTTGACCCGGAGATTAACCTAGCGGCAACGCTAATTAGACTAGGACGACTATGAGTAGTAAAATAAAGAAAGATCTAAAAGCATTAGGTCTAATTGCAGGAACTAAGAAAACCAACCAAATGATAAAACTAGGAATTATTGGTAGCATAATATTGATAGCAATATTTTTAACCGTTGGAGTAAATGGTTGAGTTACTTAGTAACAGACAACTGTATTAAATGCAAGCACACCACTTGTGTTACAGTCTGTCCAGTTGACTGTTTTTATGAAGCAGACAACTTTTTAGCAATTAATCCAGATGAATGTATTGATTGCGGCGTATGTGTACCGGAGTGTCCTGCTGAAGCTATTGTAAGTGAATCAGATTTATCTCCGGAACTACGCGAAAAATGGGATGAGATTAATCGTAGAGTTTCAGATTGGAACGTTAACATAATTGACGAAAAAGAAGCATTAGCGGATGCTAAGGAATTTGACGGTTATCCAAACAAGTACGAAGAATTCGGTATTATACCAATTAAGGATATAACGTGATATCACCATGTATATCTGAGTGTGATAACAACGGAGAATTTTGTCCTGCTTGTGGTCGCACAATGGAAGAAAAGTTTGAATGGAAGGGCGGCGCTGATTTAAGTCGCAAGAAACAAATTTTGGAAGACTGCGGAAGCCGTTTACCAAAAAAAGACTTTGAGTATTGGGAAGAAATGTACGAGCTCAAAGTTGCCGAAAAAACGAGAGAAAAACTATGACTACACGGAATGAGATAACTGGAGATGAACTACGAAGTAAGACTTCTACAGAAAAGTATCGAGACAACTACGACAAAATTTTTGGTAAAAAAGATCAAAAGGTAAAACAACAAGATTTAACAGAGCTTAATGGTGACGGCAATAGAGACCGTGGCCGCAATGGAGAGGACCTAACTAACAATGGCTAAACTAGTAAGTTACAGCAAAGCAGCACCTGAATTCGAAGCAGAAGGTTTAACAGACCTACAAGAACTAATTGCATTTTGTGCAAAGGTATCGAACCCTGCCGCACAGATTAATACAGAAACAAGCGAACGCTTGATTAAGTATTTGATTAAACATGCACATTGGTCACCACTTGAGATGGTTAACGCTGTTATCGAAATTGAAACTACAAGAGACATTGCACATCAAATTGTGCGGCATCGTAGTTTTGCATTCCAAGAGTTTAGTCAACGTTATGCTGAACCAGGCGAAATGGGTGAAGTGTTTATCACAAGTGAAGCACGTTTACAGGATAATAAAAACAGACAAAACTCAATTGAAGTAGACTTGTCAGAAGAAGGCATGGCTGAGCTGGTTGTTAAGTGGGAAGAAATGCAACAGGATGTATGTTATACTGCAGGTAAAGCATATGATTGGGCTATTGCTAATGGCATTGCTAAAGAAGTAGCACGTAAAGTATTACCCGAAGGTCTTACTAAAACAAGACTGTATATGAACGGTACATTGCGTAGTTGGATACATTATATTGAATTACGTAGTGCAAATGGTACACAAAAGGAACATATGGATGTCGCAAAAGCATGTGCAAAAGTTATTGCTGAGATATTTCCGTTAGCTGAGGACTTGTGCTAGGGCACAGTTACTACGGCAAAGTTCTTCCAGACCAATTTAAATATGTAAAGAAATTTGCGTGGTCGCCTACTATATCTAATAGTGGCAAACGTATATGGTTGTCTAACTATTATATTAGACATACATTCTATGACAACAATGGAAGACCCCCTATAAAAGGGCCTAGTTGGGAATGTATCTTTACTAAGAATGAATACTTACTAATACAAATAAAGGGAGCTTAATGCTCCCCCTATCCTTTTAACAGTTATTCGTCTCCATATATTTGGAGGACCTCTTTAACAGCCTTATGTCTTTCAATGTCTCCTTGTTCAAACTGGACTATGTCCAAATAAGATACGTTACTTGGTTGCAACAGTTTCATAAAGTTTAATAAACCGTTGTCCTTGAGCCTATCTGCTTGCGCTAAATCGCCTGTGACAGCCATCATTGAGCCTTCGCCTAGTCTTGTAAGTAACATTTTCATTTGGTTATGTGTAGTATTCTGCATTTCGTCAGCTAATATAAAACTCCTTTTAAATGTTCGACCTCTCATAAATGCTAAAGGTGCGATTTCGATGATTTGTTCTTCAATCATTCCTTCAATTTCTTTAGCACTAAAGTACTCACGTAACACATCAAAAATAGGTCTTGTCCATGGTGCCATTTTTTGTTCTAATGTACCTGGTAAGAATCCTAAATCTTCGTCTGCTGATACAGCAGGCCTTGTTACGATTATACGATCAATTACTCCATCCTTAAATAGTTTTACAGCAACTTGCACAGCCAAAAGAGTTTTGCCTGTTCCTGCTGGACCGACGCCAAAGACTATGTCTTTTGTAGGATCTAGCAGTTTTAACACGTATGCTTCTTGATTTCTATTTCTAGGTAGTATTTGTATTTGTTTTTGTGGTTTTTTGTGGATATTAATGTCTACGACATTTTGAAAGTTGGGATTTGCGTTATTACGCTGTTTCCTTTTTGCTCCCATTAAGTTTCCTCCTATGGAATTTTGTGGTGTAGAAAGTATCTTCTACAAAAGTATTTACCATTTGGTACGTATCGTAAAACTGTCTGTTATGAATTCAAGTCTGATAAATAAGTATAGCGGAGAGTACAGATGCAAGATACTTTAGATTTAATAAAAAACGTAGAAAACATATACAACAGTGACAATGCCTTTCAAGTACTTAAAGACTTTGAAAGAGTGTTAGATGAACTAGACTTATATGTTTACGAAAATTGGAAAGATGGTGAATTACTATCAGGTCCTAACATAACAAGACATTGGATTGCATGTTCCTTTATATGGGACAGAGATCAAATGCCAGATCCTATGGGTGGCAAGAGATTAACAGATTACGATTGTAAAGTATCTTATAAAAAAGATGATATGATTGTACCTCGTAAAATTAAACAGCCAAGCGATATGCGTTCAGGCACTAAAAAAGGTAAATTAGATAGGAAGCCTATTTGGGTAGTTAACATCGAAATGCCTAAGAGCTTGTTACAAGACATATATGGTGGTTATAAAGAAACAGTTCTTTCACCAGCAAATGATCAAACTACACAAGCACAACAAGAACCACAACAGGCTGACGTTGAAGCACAACCAGAAGGCATGGAGGAACTAGCATAATGGGATTACTTGCCGCAGATTTAAAAAATATGGTATACGACATATTTGAGATTGACTCATTCAAAAGTAAAATGGGCGATGACAGAGATATTGTTACACTTGCATTCAGTGTTAGAGAAAAAGAAGCCGCAAAAGACTTAGAAAACTTTTTAGAAAAAGGTTACGATTTTGTACTAGATGCAGACGCTACGGCAGGCGAACAATCAGACGGTACATACAAAGTATTTGTTGAAATGGAACGTAATAGTCATATACCAGATCAAATTATGGAAATTGCAGACGGTGTTTGTAAACTTGCAGACTGTGAAGGCTTAAAGTATAGATACTATAAAGATTTTAAATCTAAGGATTTATCAACAGATTCTATAATTGAAGAAGTTCCTTTAGATAACAATACATATGATATATTAATATCAGAGACTAGTTTAAATAACTATAAAGATTTCTTTAATAAAAGTTATTTAGAAGAGTCGTTCATGACAGGTGATGTTCTTACACTGAAAAAGGTGTACGCAGACCCAATCCAATTCCAAGTCAAAGACTTCGGCGAAACTGTAGAAACAATAAAGAACATTACTGAAAGAATCAATACAAATGACTTTGCAGAAGTTATCTTTTTGAGCAAATACCTTGGTGATTATAACATAACTAAGTTTGGTAATAAGTTTTCACTAGACAACAACGGATCTACACTAGTTGTAGAGAGACTACAAAAGTAGCACAACATTAGGAAGTAACATGGAATTTGAATTTACTAAAGAACAGCTTGGAAAAATTATCCCAGGCAACAAAGACGTAGATGCATGGTACGAAGCACTAGTTGCAATTATGCCAAAATACGAAATTACTACAAAAAGACGAGTAGCACACTTTTTAAGCCAGTGCGCTCATGAATCAAACAACTTTCGTAGCCTACAAGAAAACTTAAATTATAGTGAAAAAGCACTTAATGCTGTATTTGGTAGATACTTTGGCGCAGCGCCTAAGCGTAATGCAGCCGAGTATGCACGTAATCCTGAAAAGATTGCAAACTACGTATACCAAGATGAATTCCGTAAGTACAAAATGGGTAATGTTAATGAAGGTGATGGTTGGTTGTTCCGCGGACGTGGATTAAAACAATTAACAGGCCGTGAAAACTATACACGTTTTGGTGCAAGCATAAACATTAGTGCTGAAGAAGCTGCGGTATATGTAGCAACTCCAAAAGGCGCTGTTGAATCAGCATGCTGGTTTTGGAATGCAAACAAACTAAACACTATTGCTGATACAGATGACGTTGTTAAAATGACTAAAAAGATCAACGGTGGAAATATTGGACTAGCCGATCGTCAAACACGTTACTCAAAAGCAATGACAGTACTAGGTGACCCAGTATCATTAGAAATAGACTTAGGCGATGATGATTTTGAAATAGAAGACATTGGTGTTCTACGTAAAGGTTGCAGAGGCGAAGGTGTTAAATTAATGCAAGAAGCATTAGGTATAGGCGCAGACGGTGTATTTGGTCCAGGTACTGAACGTGCATTAAAAGAGTGGCAAAAAGGCAAAGGTCTAGTAGTAGACGGAATTGCTGGTCCTGCAACACTCGGTGAACTATTAGGATAAAACTATGTATATAGATGTAATAATGGAAGCATTAAAAGATCATTTTGGTGCTGATAAAGAATTTACCCCTTCGACACACTTTTTAGACCACTTAGACGGAGACGAGATAGACATTGTCGAAGTCACTGTAAAAGTAAGTGAAAAGTTAGAGATTGTAATTCCAGAAGAAGACTGTTTTGACATTGCAACAGTTGGCGATCTTATTAAAGTTGTAGGGAAACAAGTGAATGTTTAGTAGTGTTCGAATAGCATTATTTTTAGTTATATTAGCAAGCGCCGGTGGCGGGTATTGGTACGTAAAAACATTACAAGCCGACCTTGCTACAGCAAAAGAAAATATACTAAAATTAAATGATGCTGTTTCTGAACAAAAGGCTGTTATAGAACAACAGGTCGCAGACTTTGAAGCCATTACTAGTATACGTAATGACCTTGAAGATACGAATAGAATGCTAGAAACTGCAAATAGAAACTTAAATGAAAAGTTTAATAAACTAAATGCATCTGGCGAAAGACGAGACATTGGTGCATTGTCCACAACGAGACCAAAGTCAATAGAAAGAATTTTAAATAAAGATGAAGTTAACGAAAGACGTTGTTTTGAAATTATTCAAGGCGCAGAGTTAACTGAAGAGGAGTTAAATGCTACAAAGAAGTCACAGATCAATACTGTTTGTCCTGAGCTTGCTAATCCTAACTACGTTCCTTACTAGTTGTAGTACGATTCAGCCGTTAGAAGTTTTCAAGACAGAAGTAGAACGTCGACCTTTAAACTTGCCTTTGCCTGCACCAGCAGAACTTGAACAAGTTCGTTGGATTATTATTAACAGGGAAAATGCAGAGGAAGTGTTCTTAGACTTAGAGAGCAAAAATATTGACCCTGTAATAATAGGATTAACTGATGAAGATTACGAAAACTTCAGAATGAACTATGCACAAATTCGTGCATATATGATTAAACAAAATAAGATTATTGATGCTTATAAAGAGTATTACGAAAGTGAAACTCAAGAGGTTGACAAACAAGAATAGTTTTGTTATACTATTAAAATAATAACTAAAAACTTATGGCATATTCACAAAAAGTAGTAGATCGTTTCGAAGACGTTCTAAACAATCCAGCAAAGCATGGCGTTGGTCGCTTTGATCCAAAAGATCCCAATATAGCAACAGGAATGACAGGAGCACCAGCGTGTGGCGATGTCATGAAACTTGATCTTAAAGTAGATCCTGACACCGATACTATACTAGATGTAAAGTTTAAAACATACGGCTGTGGCAGTGCTATAGCAAGTTCAACAATGTTTGTTGAAATGCTTACTGGTCTTACAATGTCTGAAGCATTAGAAATAAAAGATAAAGACATAGCCGAAGCACTGGAATTACCACCTATTAAGTTACATTGTAGTGTATTAGCAGAAGACAGTATTAAACAAGCCTTAAAAGATTGGGACGAAAAAAAATCAAAACGCAAACATAACGGAGGGCCTGAATAGTGCCAGCAAAATTTAAACCATCACACACAGTAAGAGACAAGAATACTGGAAGAAATAAGGTAGAACACTTTTATTTAAAATCTACACCAAAGCAAGAACTATTAGACTACTTAGAAAACAGTAATGCAATGCCTAAAATAAAAGTTAAAGTAAAAAGAGAACTTGTTCGTAGAGGTCACACATGTTAGAGATACTTGGCATTACATTTATCTTGTTTATAGCCCTAACTAGTTTTGTCGCATTAACATATTGCTTGTTTGATTTATTATATAGCAAAGCAGGTGGAACTAAAGGACTTGCAGAAGTACCTTTCACTAGTCCAATCAGCGGCAAAGTTCGTACAGCAAAACAATCACGTCAGGATCACATAGTATGATCAATTGGCTTAGTGATCTACTAGGCCGTTGGTTAGAACGTTCGTGGCAACGCAAAGCAAACAAGTTTCAAGAAAGATACCCCCGTTACCGAAAGTAACACGTTTTTTTATCAAAGAGATAAATATGGTTGACTTATAAGGGTTTATAAGTTAAAGTAATATTTATTTGATGAAACCTACGAAAAAGAACATAAGTACGCTTCGAGAACACCTCGAAATTACCACCCTGGTGAGTATATTTGTTTTAGCTCTTATGGGAGTAAACACACACATTTAAACACAGAGAAGAACTTACACATGACACAGATGATTTTAAAATTAAAAGAAGACAAAAGGGTATGCGCCTTTTGCGATATAGTAGAGGCACTGTTTTTTATGGCAATGCCGATTGCTTTACCCTGGATGATTATGCATCTCACCTACACGTACTAATGAAATATCAAAAAGCTACACCTGAGCAAGTCAAGGAGTGGCACGAAACAGACTATTGGATGAAAATGGACTTTGATCCAATAGTTATGTTTGTTGCTATACCAACTATTATACAAGTAATGGTGGTTGGATTCATGTTCGGCGTAATGGCTATCAATAATTTGATTTTTTAGAGACATATTCAACACATAAATACATACACTAAAAGAGGACGCAGCCGTGGCGTATTCAAAAGAAGTGTTAGACCATTACGAAAACCCTCGTAATGTTGGTAAGTGGGATCCCGCAGATAATATCGGAACTGGAATGGTAGGAGCTCCTGCCTGTGGTGACGTTATGCGTTTACAAATTAAGGTAGAAGAAGGCATCATTGTTGATGCTAAATTTAAAACCTATGGATGTGGTAGTGCTATAGCAAGTAGTAGTCTACTCACTGAATGGGTTAAAGGAATGACCTTAGATCAAGCAAGCGAAATAAAGAACACCCAACTTGCTACAGAACTTGCCCTACCTCCAGTAAAAATACATTGTAGCGTACTAGCAGAAGATGCTATTAAAACAGCTATTGCAGACTATAAATCCAAGTAAATTCTACTAAATACACATAGTTAACAAAAGAGGGTAAACTATGTGGGAAATGATTGAAAGAATGGCGGATGACCGCTTGTGGATTTACACAGCACTAGCGGGATCGTTATTTGGTGCAGGATTTTTGTTCTGGTTTAAAGATACAAGAATGGCAACATGGGCTGTAACAAAGTTTGATTCCATTTTAGAGTACTTGGCAGTACGATGGGGTTGGACATGGTTACAAAATGATCCAAATGCTTGGCGTAAAAAATATCCACACGTAACAAAAAAGATAGATGAGCTAGAAGCACGTCTTGTTAAATTAGAGGGAAAGAAAAAGAAATGAGCGACACTCAAACTAAAAAAGTAAACATTGAACTTGAAGTAGATACAACTACAATAGACAGTTCTAAGAACAAATATCAAAGTCTTATTGACATGGCTAAAGCCGTCGATGCTTGGAGAATTTTCCCAAGACTATTTTTAACAGTTTATATTATATTACTATACAAATGTGTAATTTGGTATATGGAACTAGGCTCTCCTACAATGGAACAATCAGGTTTAATTAGTATCGTAGTTGGTGCTGGTGCAGCATGGTTTGGATTGTACACCGGAACTAGTAAGAAGTAGTACTCTAACAAATAAGTATTAGTATGGATCACTATTCTGTACTAGGCGTTACTAAACAATCTTCTGATAAAGAGATAAAAACTGCATTTAGAAAACTTGCGGCGAAACACCATCCTGACAAGGGTGGTGATCATCAAGAATTTATCAAAATCAAAGAAGCATACGAAACACTCAGCGACCCTGCTAAAAGACAACAATATGATAATCCTCAACCACAAGGATTTGGCGGCAATGGTTATCAAGGTGGGTTCAACTTTCGAGATATGAATCCAGACATGCAGGACATTTTTGGACAAATGTTTCGTAATGGTACTGACCCTTTTAGAGCGCCACCAAGAAGAAACAAAGATATTACAATAGCAGCCAAAATAACATTAGAAGATATTATTACTGGTAAAAATATGTTAGCAAGTTATAGGCTAAGATCGGGTAATAAAGAAACAGTTGACATTCATGTTCCGCCGGGCATGCGAACTGATGATGTTATTCGATACCAAGGCTTAGGTGATGACGCACTAAACTTTGCTAGGGGCGACTTACATGTTAAGATACAAATTCTAAAACATGACCACTGGCACAAGGAAGGGCAACATGTTTACAGAGAATATTTAGTAAATGCTCTTGACTTAATTGTAGGAACCAGTATAATAGTACACACGCTAGATGGTAAAAAATTAGATCTTAAGATACCACCAGGTACACAGTCAGGTGGAAGGTTTAATATAGCACAACATGGCTTGCCAGACAGAGGAAGTAACATCAGAGGCAATGCATATATAATAGTAAATGCTGATATTCCTAAGATTACTAACGAAGGAGTGTTAGACTACGTAAAAAGTATTAAGAAAATAATAGAAAGCGACAATGAAACTACTTAAATCACCGAACACATGGTTACAAAAGGAAGTAGAGCCTTTTGACTTTGACAAATATAATGCTAAAGAAGTATCAGAAAGTATGATAGCTCTTATGGCTAAAGAAGGCGGCATAGGACTTAGTGCTAACCAAGTAGGTTTGAACGCTCGTATATTTGTTATGAAGCCTCACTTACTAGAGGACAACAGTCCGCTTACTGTTATTAATCCTACTATTGATAAAGTAAGTATAAATCAGGAAACAATGCCTGAAGGTTGTTTAAGTCATCCTGACTTGTTTCTTAAAGTTCCAAGACCAAAAGGTGTAGTTGTAAAATTTCTTGACATTGATGCAAAAGAGTGTATAATGGAGTTATACGATTTAGATGCTAGATGCTTTTTACATGAATATGATCATCTTGCAGGCATCGAATTCACTAACCGAGTATCAAGATTAAAACTAGATATGGCACGAAAGAAACAAACTAAAATTAGGAAAACTATAAATGGTTGAACCAAGCAAAGAACTACAATTAGTATTTGAAAAGTCAATTAACGATGCAAAAAAACTTCAACACGAATATGTTACCGTAGAGCATATTTTGTTTGCCATGCTTTGTGAAGAAAACTTTGAAAACGTTATCACAGGGTACGGAGCAGATCCCACTTTCTTAAAAAGTAACTTAGAAAATCATCTTAAAACAGCACTAGATGACATTAAAATTTTAGAACCTCAGAAGCCTAAAAAAACACAAGCCGTAGAACGTGTTCTTAATAGAGCATTTACACAAGTATTGTTCAGTGGACGTAGTAACATTGAACTAAGTGACGTGTTTATTAGTATCCTAAGCGAAAAGAAATCTATTGCAACATATTGGATTGAAAAAGCAGGTATTACTAAAGATAGATTTGCTGATTATGTGTCAAGTGAAATGGAAGAAGACTATGAAGATGAAGAATTAAGTGGTGCAGCGGCTAAAGCACTACGTTCATTTACAACTAATCTTAACGAAGAAGTTGCAAAGAATAAGATTGATCCAATCATTGGACGTTCTGAAGAGTTAGACAGCATTGCACTAGCACTAGGACGTAGACAAAAGAACAATGTACTACTTGTAGGTGATCCTGGTGTTGGTAAAACAGCAATCGCAGAAGGATTAGCATATAAAATTGTAAATGATGACGTACCAGAGTTCTTAAAAGAGTATGAAGTATATAATCTAGACATTGGTAGTATGCTTGCAGGTAGTAAGTATCGTGGAGACTTTGAAGAAAGACTAAAACTAGTTCTTAAAGGCCTACAAAAGAAAGGCAAAACTGTTATGTTTATCGACGAAGCACACATGATGAATGGTGCTGGCGCAGGCGGACAAGAAAGATCAAACGATTTGGCTAATATGTTAAAGCCAGCACTTGCAAAAGGTAACTTAAAAGTTGTTGCTTCTACTACTTGGGAAGAGTTCCGTAAGAGCTTTGAAAAAGATCGTGCGTTGATGCGTAGATTTCAACGTGTTACAGTAGACGAACCAAATACTGAAACAGCAAAAGACATCCTACGTGGTATTAAGAAGTACTATGAGGACTATCACCAGACTGTAATTACAGAGCAAGCAATTGAAGCGGCTGTAAAACTAAGTGTTAAGTATCAAACAGATAAAAAATTGCCCGATAAAGCAATCGACTTGATTGATGTTGCATGTTCACGTTTTAATTTGAAAGATCCTGAGACTGAAAAACTAGTTACTGAAGAAGAAATTCAGTTTGAACTAGCAAAAATGATTAACATGCCTATTGAAAACATTGCTGAAAAGGAATCAGGTAACTTACAACACTTAGAAACTAACATGAAGAAAAGTGTATACGGACAAGATCAGGCAATTGAAAATATTGTAGACAAAATACTTGTTGCACAAGCAGGCTTGAAGCCAGATGATAAGCCCATTGGTAGTTTTATCTTTATGGGACCAACTGGTACAGGTAAAACTGAAACAGCAAAATCACTTGCTGAAGAACTAGGCGTAAAACTTGTACGTTTTGATATGAGTGAATACCAAGAAAAACATAGTATTGCTAAACTTATTGGTTCACCTCCAGGATATGTTGGCTTTGACGATGACGCAGGACAGTTAATTACAAAGTTACAAGAAAATCCTAACTGTGTATTACTATTAGATGAGATTGAAAAGGCACACCCAGACGTTTCACAAATACTTTTACAGTTAATGGACAATGGTAAAGTAACAGGGTCAAATAGTAAAGAAGCTGATGCACGTAATTGTGTACTAATCCTTACAACTAACCTTGGTGCAAGTGATGCAGAAAAGAATCTAATTGGATTTAACGATGAGTTTGAAGTTGAATATGAAGACAAAGCTCTTAAGAAGTTCTTTGCTCCTGAGTTCCGAAACAGACTTGATGCAACTATTGTGTTTAAGAAACTAAGCAAAGAGATTATGATGAAAATCGTAGGCAAATTCTTAGTAGAACTAAAAGACATGATCAAAGACAAAGGTGTACAAATTACAGTGTCTGATGAAGCATTAGATTACTTGGTTGACAAAGGCTTTGATCCTAAGATGGGTGCAAGACCGTTAGCAAGAGTAATTGATAACGAAATCAAACGTCCTTTATCACGTCAATTACTGTTTGGTGATCTTAAAAATGGTGGTAATGTAAAAGTTACTGTGTCAGAAAACTCCAACAGTTTAGACTTAGAATGTGTTGGTGAAGCTCTTGTTAAACTGTGAGACTAACAAACTTTTTTACCGTAAATACCTCTACAAGGTAGTGGTCAAGAATCACGTTGCGACTATGTTTAGGGATAAAAACCTTAATCATGCTCGCAACGAGCTTGACCGTATGCAAACACAACTACTAGAAGAAAAGCGTATAACACAAACATACGGTATACGTCAAACATATGTATCACAACAAGACTTTGAAAGTTCCAAACTTCTATTAAGTATCTTTTCTAGTGCTAAACCTTATGACTATAAACTTAGAATAGAAGGCAGTAACATGAGCATATACTCTAATGAGTTAGACTTTATGCATAACATCTGTTCTAAAGTACAAGTACAAGAATTTTGGCAACCTAATAACAATTATAAAGATAAATTAGACAAAGATATTATACTTGTTGATCAACCTTTTGATTATGAATTCAAAGTTACGTTTAATCAAAACACTATAGACCCTACATTTGCTAACTGGGTAAAACGCAATACTAATAAAATTAAAATAGGTAACAAAGCGTTACAAGCGGCTACAGACGGCTACGCACAAGGTTTATACTTTTATATTCGTAATGAAAAACTGTTACAACTAATTAGTTTAATGATCGGACACAATTTTCAAAGCGTACAAAGAATCGTGTGTAAGCAAGATCTAGATAAATAACTATATGCCAAGCAATAGTGAAACAATTTTAACAGCAAATACACACCCAGGAGGCGGTACTACTGAGACTGTCACAGGTGATAAATTCAAAGGAGACGGCTACTACGGACGTAGTGACGGCCTTCATACAGTACAAGTAGATCTTAACGGGTTTATTGGGAAAGTAGCTATGCAAGGAACACTTGCAACTAACCCAGTAGAAGCTGACTGGTTTACTTTAGTTTTAGACTCCGGTAAACAAAGTGTTGACACTACTGGTTTAGTTGCAACTCAAAGCATTACTTCTGTAGAATATACTAGTGCTACTACTAATACTAAAAACTATAATTTTACTGGAAACTATGTTTGGGTAAGAACATACGTTAGTAATTGGACTGACGGCACAGTTAACAGCATAAGATTAAATCATTAAGGGCGTAATAGATGGCAAAGCAAACGATAAATTTAGGAACAGGCGAATTAACCGGAGACGGTGAAAGTATTCGTTCTGCGTTTGATAAAGTTAATGATAACTTTGACGAAGTATACGCAAGAGATTTAAACACAGACGCACAAACACTTTCGATAGATGGAAATACTATATCCATAACTGGCGGCAATAGTGTTACTATTGCTCCAGCTGTTTCGCTAGACGGTGATCTTACAGGTAGTGTGTTTGGTGATGATAGTACATTACTAGTAGATGGAGTTAGCAATAAGATTGTTGGTCCAGTAGATACAGCAAGTGTAGATGCAGTAAGTTTAAGAACAAGTGCGACAAGTATAGCACTTGGTAGAGATGCAGGTAAAACTAATCAAGCAAACC